TTTTTAGACTTTAATAAGTCAAAGTAAATATTTGCTTCTAACCACTCAAAGAGGTCGTTTTCTTGCATCAATAACCCTCTTTTGATACGTCAAAACTTGGACAAGCTTTTGCAGCGTACTCGTTATGTCCGTGGATAGATAGTACTGGGTATTTTTTACGAAGGTCAGCGATTAGATTAATTAAAGACTCTTTTTGCTCTTCGGTTCTTGTATCCTTTGCCTTAGTCATAGATTTATTCATACCTCCTACGTAACAAACTCCAATACTAAACTTATTTTGACCTAAGCAATGCGCTCCTAAAAGCTCAACGGGTCTCCCCGCTTGTATCTGTCCATCTAATTCGATTACATAGTGGTAACCGATATCGTTCCAGCCTTTATCTGTATGCCATTGGCGTATAGTGTCTATCTTAACGTCTCTACCCTCTGGAGTAGCTGAGCAGTGTATAATAACTTTATTAATGGGTCGCATAATCTATATTTAATGTGATAATAAATAGGTAAATAGTTATAGTATTATATTGGTACTCTTTAGAAGGGGCTATATACTCCCACCCTAAAGCAAATCTATCGTGAGGATAATGAGCGGAGAAAGTTACAGACCATTCCATTATAGTTCTTTTTTTACGTCTTTTAGTTTTACAATAATAGTCTTTATCTTATCAATAAACGAGTAGCCTTTAACCTTAATCCAAGACTCGTCCATACTCTTAACCTCAACAGATAGAAGCACTAAAGCGATAACCTTTGTAGATATAAACTCCACGCTTACCACGCTAAGAGTTAAGCCGTTTATAATAAAGACGTCAGAGGAGAATACGAGCATAACCACCGCTATGTAGCTGAGTAGCTTGGGAACTAAGCCGTTTCTAAACATCTTACTTGTAATCGGCTCTTTTAGGCTTTTGGCTTTCCATACTCCGAAGCAAGTATCTATAATCGTAGATAGTGCCACCATTAGGATTATGCCCTTAATAGGAGCAAAGAATAATACCAAGCTGAATAAAACGCTACTGAGGTAAATCTTCATTTATACAATAAGGTGAATCGGGGTAAATCTTGCAATACTCAGCCGTATAAGCCGCTTCCCACCCCGCAAAGATATGTATGCCGCAAGGCTTAGGCCACACTACAAAAGGACAAAGCCATTCTATCTCTTCACATAGCATATCCACCGCGTATTTAGTACTAAGGTCTATACACTCGCCTTCTTCATTTTGGGCTAAACATATAAAGCCTATTTCGTGGATTGCGGTTATTTCGGGAATTAATGCCCCATCTTCATAAAGGCTATCTTTTACTGTTAGCCATTCGGCTTCGTTTAAAAATTCAAATTTTAGGAATTTCATATCGTTGTTAGTGCTATAAGTTCTGCGTCTGATTTAGCGGTTGGAAATAGCATTGATGATTGCACAAGCCCACCATAAGGAGCAGACCCACCCCTTCCCACACCAACTTGTAAGTTGCTGCAAGCAGGTATAAGAGCAGTTACATCAGTATTTACTAACACTCCATTAATAAAAGTTTTAACGTTATTTAGGCTATAACTAATTGCTATTTTTAAAGGTGTATTAAAATTTGCTAAGGTGAAAACAATTCCTGAAAATTGATTTGCTCCAAGAGTTATGTTATCATATTGAATTGTGTTATTAAACCGATAAATTTCTATTCTATTTGACCCCGTACCATCTGAAATTCCACCAATATTTCGAGATACACTTGAACTATCTGATGCACCTATAACAAGTTCAAAAAATATTGTTCCTTGCGTTTGCCCTATCAAACTACTTATACCGCTCTTGTTTGCACTATCAGCCACCCTTGTCACCGCAGTTGTGGTAGTGGGGATGTATGAAGTGGGGTAAGAGCCTGCTTCAACTTGAAATCCGTAAAGATACAAAGATGAATTAATTGCATTTGAATACAAAGTTACCGCTTGCACAAAATTGGTTGCCGTTACATTTCCAGTCAACATCAATCTAAACCATCCATTTGTCAACTCTTGATAAGATGCGGACAAAAAATTTGCTCCACTACTTACAAATGTTTTTGAGGCAAATGTAAATGTAGTATTACAAGTGTTGCCGTTAGCGTCCAGACGAAGTAAAACATTTTCGCTATTAATGTCTTTGAGAAAAACAGAAAAGGTATAAGTTCCAGTTGATGTAATTATTCCCTTTGAAACTTGCGAAACTGTATTTAATGCGCTTGTTTTTAAAAAAGTATCAGCGTTGGTAGTTCCATCGGGCGAAGTTGTTGAATTTGCAGTTATTGTTGCGTTTGATTTAACCCAATAAGCGTTATCAAATTCCGAACTATACAAAGCACTATTACTTCGCTGCGGTTCTAAAAGCAACTTACCGCATCCCGAAGTAAAGTCTATACGAGGAACACCCGTTGCAACTGATTCAATTAAGCCCGCACTATTTACCCTTGTTGCCGTGCTTGCTCTTGTGAATGTCAAATCACCACTCCCATCGGTTGGTTTTAAGCTATATGCCTTTCCCGCTTTGTACCCCGAAGGGTAATATATTAGGCTTGCATCTGCGTATGTACTCATATAATTGTATCTATAAAGGTTATTGTGCAAGCGTTGTTTTCAACAACACCGCTATCGGTTTCAACTCTTGATTTGTAAGCGGCAAATATTGCAGCAGCAGGATTACCACCGCCGCTGCCTAAAATAGTATTACCGTATTGGTATCCGTATCCGTACATTATGCAAACACCGCTATAACGCTTCCGCTTGTCATATTTACTCTTTTAATAAACGAACCGCCTTTTGGTGCGATAATTATTCCAGCAGATAAAGTAGCCCCGCTTATATTGCTTTGAGTTATTATGTTTACATCTGCTTGGTCAGTTAAGTTAGCAAAGACCGCAGCCTCGTTAACTACTAAGTACGCTACTTGTTGAGCAGCCGTAAAAGTAACGTCTCCGCTTACGTAGTATTGTCCGTTTCTACTGATTTGTAATTCTTGTGTAGTCATTATATTTATATATTTTTTAAGTTGGTATCGTGCATCGAGCGTATCCGTAAGCAGTAGCTAAAGAGAGATTTACGGCTGCACCTGAGTAAAGGCTATCGAATCGCTCTGTAAAAGGTTGTATACTCCAAGTCTTATTTAGGACTAAGTTTAGGTCTTTATCTGCCCAAGAGGCTTTATTATAATTCTCAAATATGCTCATCATATCTAAGGCTATTAGGCTACACTCATTTTGTACGCTGACCTCGTTAGTAGCAGTATTAATCTCCGTAACATTATCGCATAAAAATACATCTAAGGAGTAGTCTATACCATTAAAGCCATTAGGGGCTATATTAGTAACCTCATAAATTAAGTAAACTCCCGTAACGTCTTTAGTTAAGTCAACGTCCCAAATATTACCTTTTAAAACGGTGTTTATTTGCAGATGCTCGGAGGCTATACCCTCCATAATTGACTCGATATTTTTTATCGTTAGGCTCTTCATAGAATAAACTGCGACCTCCATTGGGTGTCCATTTCGGGTCTTACTACATCGTCTCCGCTTGGTGGTGTTTTGTACAATGGGTAACTATCCTCGTTAGCTTTTAGGTATAATTTTAGTTTACGTCTGTAAAAGTCTGCGTTATCCTTAAAGATATTTTTTGCAGTTACAAGCTCTTGCTGAGACAAAGTACTGAAGTTGTCTCCTGAGTGCGTACCCGCTCCCTTGTTGGTTAGTTTATACGTACCTATGCGAGTGTACTTATGGCATACCTCCCATTTTAAAGCGTCTCGTAAATACTCTTTGATTAAAGTTTCGTTAAGTACGGATACGGTGTTAGTTCTTATTTGCGTTTGTACCTCATCAAATAAAGCACTACCCAAAATAGGTCTTACAAAAGTGTTTTGTATGCTATCTATTAGCGGCTTTAAATATCCGTCGTCAACGTTGTAGTTTAGTACGGTATTCTCTTTTACAAAGGCTGGGCTTACTATTAATATCATTTCTTTCTTACTATTACTTGCTTCCAGATGTGACGGCAATAAGGTATACTCGTTTCTGTCTCGGGCTTACGATACCAGCCTCCTCGAGCTAACCAAACGTCTGTAACGTCTGTAATACTGCTTGACTTCATATCGTTTCTTAAAAGCTCTATTTCTGCCTTAGAGTATAGCTTTCTCTTGCCCATCATTTTACGGCAAAAATCTCTTGACTCACCTTTTAAAGCTGGAGCGTCACTTCTAAGCGTATACTTATACTTAACCTCTGTTTGTGGTACATCTA